GACCATCAAAAAAATCGTCGGGCATGTTGGCAGCGTTACAGAAGAGATTTACACTCATAAGTCTGTGGAACAACTTTTGACCGCTGTTAATTCTCTCCCGTATGGCCCAAATTTAGGAACAGAACAGGGTAGCCACCGGGTAGCCACGCAGTAAAAAATATACAAAATTATAACAAAAATAAAAGCCGCTAACCCGCACAGTTAAGCTATAATGCGGATTAGCGGTTTCTTATTGTATACTCGCCGTTATATGCTTTTTTTGAGAAAGAATGTGTTAACCATGCGGGTTACAGCGTTTTTATCATCGATTTAGGGTAGCCACTGGGTAGCCACGTAACAAAAATTATGAGCAGTTAGTAAAGATTTTTTTGACGATTTTTTGACGATTCCAACAAAAAATAGCCCCGGGAAATTTCCCAGGGCTACCTTGGAGGATCATCTATGGCAAACAGCAGCGAAAGCCGCTGCAACCATCAAACAAAAATATGTATTTCTCTGCGCCTTAATTTTTAGGCGCTTTTTCTTTTCCTCTGCTGCGCACTTCTCTAAGTATAGATTGGCATTCCGCAATGATTCTTCTGCCGTCGTCAGCTGTTGTTTTGAGATACTCAACTCTTCCCTGAGCATCGCTAATTCTCGCCTCGACTCGGTCAGCTGCAGCTGCAGCGTTGTCAATTCCGGAGACTGCTGCGCTAACACCTGATCCAGCGTTTGTAATCTCATTTCTAATCCCCGCAGCTGGGTCTCCGTTATCGTGTAAGTTTTCTCCTCCGGTACCGGTATCTGCGTTCCGGAGGCCGAGCATGTACCCGGCGCAAAAAATAACCACCAGCAAAACAGTAACGATAAAAATAGCAACAGCAGTTTCTTTGTTCGTTGGTCGAAGTCTTGGAATATCATACATCAATAGCCCTCCACAACCGTCAGTTCCACGTCGTTTCCGCTGTCAATAATCATCTGGGCCAGCTGCACGCCGTCCGCATTTTGCATCCGCAGGCAACCATATGTCGGTACCCATCCCTGATAGTCTGCGTAAGGGTCGGGAAGCCCGGAGCCGCCTCCGTGGATATCCCTGCCCCTGGGGTCGCCAGACGTGATGTAAAAATTGCCGTAGGCGGGCCCGTATGCTCCGTACGTAACTTCTGCATGGACGTGCGTGTAAAGTCCGTTCGGCAGGCTTCCTCTCGGGTCGCCGGACGCATTGTAACCGGGTACAAAATCGTCCCGACATTCCCACTGGCCGACGACTTTGTAGTCTTCGTCCATTGCGTAGATCGTCCGCTTTCTGCGTTGAAACTGAATCTCTTTAATCATTTTATCCCTTCTTTCTTTTTCTTCAGCATGTCGCGTAATTCGCCTGCGATTTTAATGCCGGCGCTGTCGAGATTCTCACAAATGCTGATACCCTCTGTACAAGCCAGTACACCGCATACAATGGTCAGCGCTAACTGTGGTGCGTGGCGTATCATCATTACGCTGTCGATAATATACCCGGTCATGATAAGCAGGAAATAGATGATGGTCTTGGAACAGAAACCATCCCGGAGCGCGAAAGAATCAATGAACCGCCAATGGTGAGCCTGCCATATCCACTTGATGTAGTTCAGCAGATTACCGCGTTTCTCGATGATTTTTTGGTCATACATCTTTTTCCACAGCAGGCTGCTCTGGTATATGCAGGCCGTGAAGATGTCGATTATCTCCAGTAATAATAATAGGAAGAAGATAGTCCCCAAATCCCACAATGTCGCACCGATGGCAGATGCTGCCAGTTTCTCAATACCTTTGTCGGTTATTGATTTCAGCGTATCTACCGTCTTAATTTTTGATAGTACATCATTTAAAATATCTTTCATTTTTTATCCTTTGCAGAATGGGTTAATTCTGAATGCTAACATACATCTCTCCGTACCGTGGACGTTTTGCATTTTCCAGCCAAGAAATATTTCCCAGTGATAATCACCAAAGGAATGACGGTCATACTTAAGGCAAAACGCTTTGTTCGTGACGTAATAGATATAATCCTGCTCGTCCACTTGCTTGACAATATCCGCCTCGTTAACGGTTACCCCGGTCACGTAATAAGAAAAGCCATACCCGGTATTGCGGTACAGCCACGCCAGCCTGCAAACATAACGCTGGAACCGTTCCCACAAGGAAAAATGCGTGTCCAGCGGAATCACGAAGCCGTGGTGCTGTCCTATGATTTTCTCGGCCTGCCATTCATCGTAATACTTATAGTGGCGGTTAAAATCATACTCCGCCCAGCGTGGAACCTTATGCTCCGTGACCATCCACTCAACGTCCAGCCCGTCATCCCAATTCGCCCACCACGTGAAAAGCGTGGGTAATTCGCCCGTTTCCGTAGCAAATAGAACAACCAGCGGATTGGTGATATAGCATTGAGCGGTAAACAGCAAATCCAATATGGCAAGCACAAACCATTTCGCATACTTCATATGTACACCTCAATACTTGATGATATACCGCATTGTTACGCTTGGCGGTTGAACAGTGTTACTGTTGCCGTAGATAGCAGAAGAACGGGAAGCATCAAAATTAAAGCCTCTGCTTGATAATGCACCTGCTGTACCATAACTCTGTGCCAAATTTTCATTTACGGAAAATGCACCCGTGTATTGTTCGTATCCGTCTGCGTTCCAAATTGTGTTGGTAATAACACCTGTAATATTGGGTAGTCCCGCTGAACGTTCCGTACCACTTGTGGCATTGCCTTGGATAAATTTGTCGGTTAAATTTGGAAGATTAAATGTGGTAGAACCGTTTCCTGCTCCATATGTTGTTCCAATTACAGCGTACAACGCAGCATAGTCTGTTCTGCTGACAGCACTACCATCACACAATAGCCATCCTGCAGGACTTGTACTACCGGCAAAAGCTATTACTGAACCGGTAGGCGTAATGGCGAGAGCTGCCGCTGCAGCTGATGCTGCAGCATTCGTTGCGCTTGCAGATGCATTACTCTCACTTGTTGCCGCGGCGCCAGCACTATTAGAGGCGTTAGTTTCGCTCGTTGCCGCATTGGTGGCGCTGGTGCTGGCATTTGCTGCATATCCTGCTGCATCGGATGCAGATGCGTTTGCGTTACCGGCATATGTACTGGCATTGTTTGCCGCCGTAGTTGCATTAGTCACCGCTGCATTAGCTGTAGCAACTGCTGCCGTAGCCGCGCTGGCGGCCGCCTCCGCCTCCGTCTTGATATCCTCATAATCCTCACTCATGTCCCGCATCTCTTCCAGTATCTGATACGCTTCGATGCTGTCATAGGTACCAGAAAGTTTAATGCTTGTATCAGCCATTGTGTGCCACCTCCTCGACAATAAAGGGCTTGTTCATACACTCTTCACCATCTTTGGTCATTATTATCGTGCCAATTCCTTTGGGCAGGTTCATTTCATTGGAATATACCCGCACATATTTATCTCGGAACAACGAGCAATCAAAATCCAGGCTTTGGTTGCCAACCGTTGCCGTGCATTCAAACACGGCATCCATATCCCACGGCTCCACAGCCATCAGCAGGTTAAAAATATCGCCCTTGGTACAGGTGATACCGTTCTCATCAATCTTTACCATCCTGCACCTCCTATGCTGTCCGCAACCAGCGTGCTACCGCTTTTGACGGTTGCAACATGTTCATTGCAGTACCGCTGCCGCTATTACCGATTGAAATTGCATGAGAGTGATCACCATTCCAGGATGTTTCGCCTGTCCAAGTCCGTGAAGCATCAAATCCAAAACCGGGAATATTTGCAGGAGTTTGACTATATTTATTAGGCACACCGAAATTTCCAACATAGAACGCACCACCTGCGATAGCTGATGAATTACCTGCTTCTATATCTCCCAAATAACCAGTAATGTTCATTGAACCTCTTGAATGCGTGTGGTTCCCGTTATTGCTTGCGGCAGCAGGATGGTTATGTACAGGCATTTCAGCTGTAGTAATCTTATGCGTCTTTTCGCCGTAATTACTGCCAACAGTATACTCGTCACCGCCAGCAATCAGAACACGGCCATCAGTAATTTTTTGCCATGTCGTTCCTGCCCATGCAGTATTCGGGTTAAACGTGGCATCCGTAGTTTCGTAATAAGTGCCAACCGGGTAGATGATATCTATCAGCTGTTTCACGCTCCGTTCCGTAATGGTAACAGCACCGGTCATACCGTTAACCGATGTAACTCCAAGGTCAATGTCAACAGCACCGCCGGTCGGCGTAACTCCGTTTACCGATGTAACCAGATGCGTACCGTCAAACTGTTCATCAATAATATCGCTGTTATCGTTCAATACCTCAATATCAGCGACAGCATCATAATCCGGTTTGTTTAATTCCAGATAAGTTGTTTTAGATATTGCCATGTCTTCACCCCTATTCGTCTTGTCTTAAATCGTTCCACTGCCCATTGCCGCTGTCATAATGCACCGACCAGTTGCCAGCCTGTTTTGCCGCACCCCATGTTTTGTACAGGAACTGATACTCAATAGCCAAGTGTGCCGGTTTTACATCTTCCAACGCCTTCTGCAATGCATTCAAATCCGGCGGGATACCGATCGGTGAAATGAATGTAACCCGAAGCCGTCCATTGATAAACTCCAGCTTGATTGTTGCATCTCGCCACGAATTGCATACAGCCTGCATGGTTTCCAGCGTACACTTTGGAGCGCCCTGCCATTTTGCCTGCAGCTGGCTGCGCCGCATGTCCAATGTCTGACCGCCAGGGAGAACAATCTTTGCTTCCTTTTCATACTTACGCAGCTGTGTTTCATCGCAGGAGTCAAAGAAATAATTGTTCCATACAATATCCACATAGGCACCGACTTCAGACAATGCCATACCGGCAGCGTCAAACAGGTTGTTCAGCCATGGGTCTGTCCGGTACAGTCTATTAATCAGGCTCAGCAGATATCCTTTCAGCGACGTTTTAACAATGAAATCGCCATCCATGATGGTAATCGTCTTGTCACCGTCCCGGGTAATCGCCATGTCGTATTGGTAAGTACCTTCCGGCAACGTTACATCAAAATCAACATGGATGTACACACGCTGGCTGATGCTGCATGGATACGCCACACCGTTGACAGTGAACACCGCACGGTCAGTCTCTCGCAGGTAATAGTTGCTGGTGAACACCGTCAGCTTCAGATTGCTGTCACTGGATGTTACGATTGTATTATCACTATTCAGCCTCATGGATAATCACCGTCCCAAGTATTGCCACACTCTTCTCCGGAATCGGAACGCGGGATGTGCTTCCGTTGATTTCCAAATCCAGATAGTCGTTAACTCCGTCAATGCTCAGAAGCATGTCGCCAATCTTGGCAATGGATACATAATTTGAATTAAACGCAATATCCGCCAGATACTCTGTCACCAGTTCTTCAAACTCCGTCCGGATCACCGTCTCGTCGCCGTCATAATCCAGCGTGGTTTCAATATTGATTTCCAGCGCAGTCGCTGCAGTTACCGTGCAGTACGCACCGACCGGAGCTTCCCCTTCTCCGCTTCCGGCAATACCTGGGTCGATGTATTCCTGGCACCGTGCTACCGTCTCAGCGGAAGGAACCTGTTTGTCACTGTCGATAATTACCACCTGCACCGTGTTGTCACCCTGCCATAAACCGAATACCTTAGCATCGCCCACGCCGCTTACCTCTTTTGCCCATCTCTTATAGTGATAAACGTTGCCAGATGTAGCAGGTTCCTGCAGCGCTTCATAATATCTATCCCGGAGCGCGTCGTCATTTTCTTCATCGAAGCCGTCCACCGTCGGATTATCATTGATTACTTCGGCAATACCCGTAATGGTAACCGGCATTTCCGTAATAGTTCCGGCAGGCAGGTTTCCGGAAGCACCCGCCACGATAGCGCGGATGGCGACCGTGTCATTGGCTACTACCGCCTTAGTTTCCAATGCTTCGAAGCGTACATCATTCGCATTGGCGAACAAATCCCCTTCATGAATCGTTCCTTCACCAGTCACGATCCGGATCACGCCGACCGATTTATTAGCAGTTTTTCTGGTTAAGCCCTTGCGCTGGAACACAAAACGGTCTAAATCATTCCCGGTCATGTTATCCACATCCATCTGCGCTTCTACCTGGAAAACTTTGTCCCACAGACTCTTCAGCCCGTAAGCGAACGCCCTCAGGATGTCCCACACGGGAAAGCCTTCTGATTTTTGGTAAATATCGCTGATGTTTTCCAAAAGTTCAGCATGGATATCATCAACATTCTTTTCATTACTCACTGATTCTTACCTCCTCTCCGGTATCTGTCGTTACTGTAAAGGAAAAAGTCCCCTTGTCGAATTCCCAATCAGTGACAGAAGCCACGCACGGACATTTTGACAAAATACCGTTATTGATCCGGCGCATGATCTCCGACACCTGATAGCCACGCGGAAGCCGCCAGCCTACCAAGTCGCTAAAATCACAGCCGAATTCATCGGTATAGATCTTATATCTGTCCTTCTCTGTCCGAATGAACAGCTCTATCCACTGTTTGATGGAATCAATTTTTGTTGGGATTTTGTTCGTACCGGCGACAATAACGAATGTGTTGGTATCATAATCGAATGCCAGGGACTTCCCCAGCGTCGTCAGATCCAACGTATTAGTCGCCTGTTCTGTACTGGTGTAAGTAACGTTGCTCAGGTCTACGTCACTCGGAAACATCAGCTCACCCCTCTCAAGATATCCACAATAAAGAAATGCTGACCGGATTCATCCGGGACAACCATGACATAATCTCCAACCTTCCACACCTCGTTCAGGTGTACCCGTCCATTACATTCAATGTCGCCGGATGCGGAATAGTTACCGCCGCCATGCTCACAGGATACGGAAATTTTGCCGCTCTGTTCCTGGTCAGCAATATAATCCCGGAACGTGGTCTCACGCTCCAGTATCTGGTTGCAGATATAGATCTGATTCGCCTGCAGCATGAATTTGCCGGACTGGATAGATATGATCACAGGCTCCAGTGATTCCACCTTTCCGATGCACGCGCCTAACGGTTTTGGATTGTCACGGCTTTTAAATTCGCCGGCCAGTTTGTATTCCCAACTCTCTGCCATCCTACACCTCCAGATCTAACCGCATAGTGTGTTTGTTACCGTCAAAATTATGCGTGCAGTTCTTCACCAGGAATGCTCCGG